CAGGTAATCTGTATGAAGTAGAAGATGAACTCGAAGAGCTTGACACTCTGGAACGTAACAGTCTTCTACAGGAACAACTCTTTGGGTTGGGCCGCATGACAGAGGACACAGTTGAAGAGTTCTTCGCGGGACTTGACAATAGCTTTGATTTGTGATACCCTTAACTACATAGTGTAAACACGGAGAGCGGAATGTCACTACCAGATATTCATTCATTAAGAGAACAAGCTGCTTATGAGATAGTAGAAGATGCGTACACAAGAGCATTTGTGTTAGGCATGGGAGTAAGATGTCCATCGAAGAATAAGTTAATCGATAGATTTATAGAATTCTGTCGTGAAAGTGGCAATGATCGTTTGTTGCCACGAGAAGACGAAGATATTTATAAGCAGATACCTAACTTCATAGAACACTTAGCTGAATTATGACAACTATCTACGGCTTTGACTTAGAAGATTGGACAAGATTTAAAGATTCAAAGTACGCCTCCAAAATGTACAAAGCTAAGATGACTGTGCAGGTTTTAAAAACTACCAAGAACCATGTCATTGTGGAAGTTGGGGAGGGCATTGACCTAGATTTTCTAACAGATGTATATGATCCATTCATGGAGGAGATTGCCTATGAATCTAAGAACGGTAGGAGTTAGTGCCACTCTAATTGTAGTAGTGTGTGCTATATATGGTTTCCTAATCTGGTCAGGCTTACAAGCTGACAAGTTAAGGGAACAGGAATCAAACATTACTTCCTTACAGGATAATGTGGCTGAACTTTCAAAGGTTCAGAGGATAGTACAGGAAGGACTGAGCCAAGATGTACGGACCCTCGAAGATGATGTCGGTAGTGCAAGTGCTGGCAATGAGGAACTAATTCTAGAACTTAGTGAGCGGGTTAATAGTATGTATGAGACCCTAAGCGCCCGCCTTTCTATACAAGTAGAGAGAGAGTTTGAAGAGGTGTTGAAGCTTCATGCAGAGATAGAGGATTTGTCTGGGCTAGTTGATGAACTGAGCACCGAGCTTAACGATGTTAGAGAAGAGCTCGAAGCCGCACCAGTTATAAGCCCTGGACCTACACCTATAGAAGAGTTTACGGGGGAGAGGGTGGTGTCTACATTTCCTGTACCACCTCCCCCGCCGCCGCCGCCCTTCGTCGCACCAATAGAAGTGGATGTACCATGCCCAAAGAATCCTGACAACGCTGACGTAGCACAGCGAATCTTGACCAAGGCAATGGAAAGGACATCCAGAACTGGAACCTACGCATTCACCGCTACTTTTGGTGTGGCCTCTGACGGGACCACCTACGATATAATTGTGGTTGGTAATGGCCCAAAGGATCTACACAGAGCAGTTGAACGCTATACCCGTGCTCTCAATTGGACACTCATTGATGAAGTTAATGGGTGTGAATTGAAATTAAAGCTGGATGTTAAGTAACATTCATGGTATAATGTTGCAGTGTTTTAAAGATAGTCTAACGGAGATAAGTAAGTATGAGAGAAATTAATGGTATACCTTCTGTTGTGGAAGGTACTGCTTATTGGGCGCACATCCTTGTACCCAATACTCGATTTGAACCACAGAAATTTGAACTGAATCTGGCTGTCTCAGATGAAGTCTTCCAACTCTTTAGCGATGCTGGCTACTATGGCTGTCATGCAGCAGGGACGAAAGATTTCTCACCTGATGCAGTGGTAGTCTTTCAGAAGTTTGCCCACTCAAAGGACGGCACCCCTAACCCATCACCACGCCTAGTTAATAGCGACAATGAAGACATTGATGTTGCATTGGGTAATGGTAGTAGAGTTAAGGTTCAGTGGTCACACAGAGAGTACCCCATGAGAGGGTCAGGCAATATGGTGTTACGTGCCGAACCAGTAGCAGTACAGGTTATTAACCTTATAGAGTATGGTGAGACAAGTAACGGATCAGCAACAGCGTTGGAGTTTTAATATGGCAGATAAGGAAGAGGCAGTGGCCCAAGAGGAAGCGCCATCCTGGGTCTATGGAACTGAAGAGGCCACATATGATGTTCGAGCATTAGAGGTAGAGGCGCAGCAAGCATTCGCGCTCCTCGTAGAAGTAAATGCCGAGGTTCAAGGATTAAACAAGAGGTTGTCTGTTCTTCAGGCAGCAGGTGTACAATTTAATACCTTGATACAGAACGCTCTGAAAGAAGAGGCCATCATAGAAACCAAAGAAGCACAGGAGGAAGACGATTAGTGATAACAATCTGAAGTACACACATCTGTCCTGCCCCTATTGTGAGCATCGTGGATGCTTTTCAATAGACGAGGATTGGTCATCTTACTGCTTTAGCTGTAAGGAATATACCAAAGATATCCGAAAGGATTACAAAGGAGAGATTGAAGACTTGATAAAAACAGCAGAAAATGTTAGAACGGATACTCGAAATAAAACCAGACCACCAGACAACTCCCAAATGGCAGGAATATATGGACCCCTACTAGATAGGGGCATATCTGAAGCAACTGCCAAGAGGTATAGTGTCAAGATAGCCGTTGATTCTAAGGGCTACCCAACCCAACACTTCTACCCATACTTTACAGCCAACGAAGTAACCGCTGTTAAGGTGAGGTACGTGAGTGATAAGCATTTCACATGGAAGGGTTACGCCTCGAACAATGGTCTATTTGGTGAACAGATTGCCCCTAAGAAGGGCAAGTACATAACCCTCACAGAGGGAGAGTGCGATGCAATGGCTGCTTACGAACTGCTAGGCAGTAAGTGGCCCGTTGTATCCATTAAGAGCGGGGCAGCGGGGGCAACTAATGATGTTAAAGAATCTCTGGAATTTCTGGAGAGCTTTGATACCGTTGTGATTGCCTTTGATAATGATAAACCAGGGAGAGAGGCAGCTAGGAAAGTAGCCAGACTCCTAAGACCTGGGTCTGCTAGGATTCTTACTCTTCCAGAGGGATTCAAAGACCCTAACGAAATGCTCCGCAAGAACCAGCGAGAGAAATTCACAAGGGCCTTTTGGGATGCTAAAGTATATACACCTTCCGGTGTTATCAATGTGTCCGACAATAGGGAGATGTTCAAGAAGCGTGAGAAAAAGGATTGTATACCTTATCCTTGGGAAGGTCTTAATAGAAAACTATACGGACTAAGACAAGGAGAACTCATGACCCTCACTGGAGGGACAGGACTTGGTAAATCCTCAGTAACACGAGAGCTCGAACACTGGATTATAAAAACAACAGAAGATAACGTTGGAATTATATCTCTAGAAGAGAGCAGGGAGAGAACCTTTGATGGTATCATGTCTATTGAAGCTAACGCAAAGCTTTACATAGATCAGATAAGAGAAACATTCTCGGAGGAAGAGTGGGATAGATACTTTGATATTCTATACACCGAAGATAACAAGGATAGGGTATGGATTCATGCTCACTTTGGAACTAATGATATAGATGAGATATTCTCGAAGCTAAGATTTATGATTGTTGGCTGCAACTGCAAGTGGGTAGTTGTAGACCACCTCCATATGATAGTCTCTTCACTCGCAGAAGGGGATGAGAGACGTGCCATAGATAACATCATGACCCGCTTCAGATGCCTTGTAGAAGAGACAGGTGTGGGCCTGATACTAGTGTCACATCTTCGTAGGGTGGATGGTAATAAGGGCCATGAGAATGGCATAGAGACAAGCCTGAGCCATCTCAGAGGATCTCAAAGCATAGCACAGCTATCGGATTGCGTGATTTCCTTAGAAAGAAACCAACAGTCTGAAGATATGGATGAGGCTAACACAACCAAGGTCAGAGTTCTGAAGTCTAGATACACTGGAGATGTTGGCCTAGCTACCTCGTTACTCTATGATAGAGAGACAGGTAGACTAAGTGAGATTGAAACTGGAGACCTTTCACACTCCCTCTTAGAAGAGGACGTTCCACTGGAGTTCAATTGAAATGACTAGACTAGTCTTTGACATCGAGACAAATGACCTCCCTCCGAATGTCGAAAAGATATGGTGTATTGTGGCAAAGGATATAGATACTAAACATATCTACACCTTCGGACCGGAGTCAATAGAAGAAGGGATCGCATTCCTTCAGAGGGCAGACTACCTTGTGGGACACAACATAATAGGCTTTGATATACCTGTTATTGAAGAGCTTATGAATGTCAAGCTTGGTAGAGAGGGGGTCAGTATTGTAGATACTCATGCTCTATCAAGACTATTTAACCCTACCCGTGATGGAGGACACTCCCTCGCTGCTTGGGGTTCTAGAGTTGGTATGGCTAAGATAAGCTTTGAAACGTTTGACCGCTACTCAGGAGAGATGCTTGAGTACTGTATAGGGGATGTCGAACTTAATGAGAAAGTTTATCATGAACTTAGGAAGGAAGGGAAAGGATTCTCTAAAGAGTCTGTCGCTCTAGAGAATGGGGTATCAAGGATACTCTATGAGCAGAGGAACCACGGCTTTCTCTTTGACCACATTAGTGCAGAGATACTTAAAGCAAGACTCGAAGAGAAGATGGAGAACATTAAGAGAGAGGTCCAAACCATCTTCAAACCTAGAGTTACAGAAGTAAAACTGTATGCACAATTTACTAAGACGGGAGCACTTGCCAAGACTGCGAAAACTCTGGAGGATAAGGGAGTAAGGTTGACTGATGAGGAATACCAGGAACTGTCCACCTTCACACATAGACCTATCAGCAGGTATATGATTGCCGAGTTTAATCTTAGTTCAAGACCACAGATAAGTGAGAGACTACAGGAGCTCGGGTGGAAGCCAGATAATTTTACCCCTAATGGCAGACCAACTGTTGATGAGCAAGTTCTGCTAGGGATTAAAGAGATACCCGTTGCAGGTCTTATCGCAGAGTACATGCTTCTACAGAAGAGAGTGGCGCAGATAGGAGGCAAGAAGGGATGGCTAGAATATGTTCAGGATGATGGCAGAGTACATGGATCTGTGATATCTAATGGGACTATCACCGGACGCATGACACACCAGCAGCCCAACATGGCACAAGTACCTAGTACGGCATCGCCCTATGGTAAGGAATGTAGAGAGTGTTGGATAGTACCGCCTGGTCGTAAGCTAGTTGGTATTGATGCGAGTCAGCTTGAACTACGAATGCTTGCACATTATATGAAGGATGAAAACTATATAAATGAAATCATTAACGGAGACATACACTCCACTAATCAAAAAATTGCGGGACTTCAATCAAGAGATCAGGCGAAGACATTCATATATGCACTCCTCTACGGAGCAG